CACAGGCTCTGCTTGCGGTAGCGGATTGGATGGAGGACGGCAAGTGAGCAACGAAGAGCGGGAATACCTGAACGAAATGATTCGGAGTCTCAACAATCAACTAGTTGATGCGTTGCGAGAGCGTGACGAGGCGAGGCGTTCTTGCTGTGAGTTCGCAGCAATGGTTGATTCAGCCGATACCGTCGTGATGTATGTGGACAGCGATCGTTTCCATGAGATCGCCATGAAGTACATGAAAGACCGTGGCTGGGACTGCTACAAGGAGGACGGCAAGTGAACACGGGCATGGAGTACGAGGACATTCTCATGCGTAACCAAGAGTTGATGGCAATCATCAACCGCTTGACCACAGAGCGTGACGAGGCGAGGCGGATGTACTGCCGTTTGCATTTTAGCAGTACTGAAATGCAGCACGACTTCGCTAAAGCCAAGGGTTGGGATTGCTACAAGGAGAGCGATAAATGAACCCAGAAGAAATCGAAGACATCGCATACGAAGTCCGTGTGCTGACCAAGCGCACCGATCTACCCGAGGGCGTTGTCCGCACCATGTCGGAGGCATACCACGCCATCGGTAAGTTGCAGCGGCGGCTTCGAAAGATTGAAAGCGCACCGTTCATGTACTTCGTGAAGTACGACATGGTGAACCGTTCCACCGACACATGGATGCGTATCACGGACGAGTTCATGGAAGACCAATATCGAATCCGTGAGCCGATCCTTGCCGAGACTGTTGCCGCCGAGATTCGGAGAGTCCATCAGAAGATGATCGTGTATGGGAATGTAAGAGTTCCCCCCACGGATCAGGAGATTGCGGTTCGCAATATGGCGTTGGACCACCTCGCTAGATTGGACGAGGAGTTGGGTCTGAACGAAGGCGATCACAACAACGAACACTTCCGCAAGACGGACGGAGAATGACATGGTCAGCGACACAGACAAGGATCGCAGCAAGTGTCTCACGACCTTGGAGCAGATCGAAACACGACTGAGCGGCTCGACGGAACCGATGGTCTATGGCGATAGGCTTCTCCTGCTCGACAGTCAGCATTGCATCAAGTCATTGCTTGCAGAGTCGTTTCGGCTCCGTGTGGAGTCGGCGCATCTCAAGGCACAGATGAACTCAATGCGAGGAAGATCCGATGAGTAAGATGGTTCGCAAGAAGGTGCGTAAGAATTCATACGCTGAACTTGAGCGGAGGATCGGCAACGCCGCAATCCTCCTGTTCGACTACGATGGGTACTACAACCCCAAGACGAAGAACGGATCGGCAGAAGACCTAGCAATACTCATCGATGATGCGTTCCACGCATTGGCGGGGTTTCATTGGGACAAGAAAGCGAACAAGAGATATGCAACCATCAAGAAGAACAATTCACTACGGAATCGATGAGTTGGGCATTCCCTTCATGAGATTGCCCGACTGCAAGAGTGTCTACATCGTGCAGGATGCGTACACACGGCAGTTCTATCCCGATTCGCATGAGAAGTTCCTTGCGGTCGCAACGCAGCACTTCGACAACGAAGCCGATGCGTATGCATACACGCAGAACCACGGTGTCATCGACATGCTCACGGGAATCGTCGCACTCAACTACAGCGAGACGGATCTTCCGAGCACCGAGCGCAACCAATTCGATACCTTGGTCGGCACCGAGGTCGCACGAATGATTACGAAAGGCGATTCACGATGAGCAAGTCCCGAAAGCAGAACATCGGCAACATCAAGGTGGGTGACAAGGTCATGTGGGATGATCCCGAGGAAGGATTCACGGGAATCTATGAAATCTCAGCGATGTATGACAAGGATGATGTTTGGCTGTACTCGTCCGATCTTGGCACCGAGGTTCAGGTCTCGCTCATGGAGATCAAGAACAGGATCGTCCCATGATTCACGGATGCTGAACCATTTTCTAATGTGATGGTTCCTAGATATCCGCTCAAGGAATCACCATGCCTACCTCAGAGATCATCTCAATTACGGTGTTCATTCTCACCGCAAGTGCTTGTGCCACATACTTTTACAAGAACATCTTTGGCACAGAAGACTGATCTGTCCTTCTGAGACGGCTAGATTGTCCGATAACTGTCCTTCTCAGGAGGACAGTTTGCATGGGGCTTGACACGACTGCAAAGGTACTGTACTATTTGGGCGTGAAAGGAACTCCCATGAAACAGACAGCCACCGCCGTCATGACCCCTCCCGCCCCTGCCACCGAGACCGCCGAGGCGCATTGGATGACCTACAAGGATCGTCCCGCCACGATGAACCTCCAAGAGATGGCGGTGTGGATGCTGACCAACAATCCCTCCATGGCGGTCTCCATCCTGATGGGAGCCCTTGAGGAGAACGCTACCCTGCCCACGGGCACGGATGGCAAACTGGTCGAGGTGACGGTGTGGGACGAGCAGGGCAACCCCGAGTACAACCTGACCGAGCAGGGGCAGTACTACTACGATCAGACCGTCCCTGAGTAACTGAAAGAAACGAAAAACATAAGACCCCCACCAAGTGTGGGGGTTTGTCATTTTGAGCCTCCGTGCTGCATAAACAGGTACGGAGGTGTGTGCTATGGATGCAGAACCCATTACTCCAAGAGAATTGAATCAGTACGCTTCGATGGCGAATGACGAGATTCGGCAACTACAGAAGGCAATGAAGCGAACCCTTGCCCGTGTTCGCAGACAGGAAGAAGCAATCAAACGGGCACGGCATCTCCTACGGAAAGATCCGTTTAGAGCGTGGATGGTCGTATCCGACACAACGATACCGAGAAACTAGCATGCCCCAAAACCCAAAGGACGATTTTACTATTCGTTTGGGTGGAAGGACATGGAGAATTCGGTTTGTGTTGAGTCGTGAGATACCCGCCGACAGGTGGGCAGATTGTAGCCACCCCAATGACAAAGACAGGGGAATAAGAATACGAAAGAGCATGAGAGGCAAGGATCGAATGGAGACGATCCTCCATGAGGCTCTTCACGCTCTGTACCCCGACGAGTCCGAGGAGAGCGTCACACGAAACGGACGAGACCTCGCAAACCTTTTGTGGCGATGTGGTTACAGAAAGATCGACCTGTGATCTAAAGCAAATTTAGACACACAAACAGTATCTTCAAAGACACGCCGCTAGATAGAATTATCCCCGCATAGGTGCAGCGGGAAACCCCAACAGTTTCGAAAATGAAACAGGAGTAAGCATGTCTGTCAGAGAGACTTGTGTGGCTACCGCACTTGCTGCGGCTTCTATCTGTGGTGCAGTCAACGCAGAGTTCATCGTGGTCAACAATCCAGTTGTGGATACAGTTGGCTTCTACTCAGATGCATTCGATTCAAATGGCGCATATACCTACGCTCAGAGTGGGGCGCAAGCGTTCAGTCTTGAAGATTCATACACCACATCGTCACTCAGATGGTGGGGTTCGATGAACGGCTTCAACGATCAGGGAATCTCAAACATCGATTGCTTTCAGATCATTGTGTGGGATTCGAACTTTGAGTCCCAAGTGTTCAATCAGAAGATCGACTTGGCGAACATCAAGTGGGGTGAAACGGGTGACTTCAATTTCTTCGGTCAACCTGTCTATGAGTTCGTTGTTCCTTTGGCATTCCAAATCACGACAGGCAACTACTTTATGAACATCGGCGCACAACTCAATGATGCGGCGGGAGATCAGTTCGTGTGGTCGCAGGGTGAGAATGTCGATGGGTTTTGGTTCACCGATAATAACGGTCAGTATGATTGGGGTGATTGGCGACCACTCCCGAACTTCATTGGCAATACCGCAGGAGGTGCATTCGTATTGTCTGCTCCTTCCCCTGGTGCGATTGCCCTCCTTGGTATGGCGGGAATGATTGGTCGCCGCCGCCGCTGAGACAATACAACATACCCAACCGAAACGAGCCCCTGTCGCAAGACGGGGGTTCTTTCATAAATAGGAATACATCAAATCGTCAGAATTTCTACCGCCACGGGGTGTGTATAGCGCAGTCCCGAGCGGATTTCCATTGATATAGGAGGTTACATGGAGCAGAAGTCAGGAACCAAGACCACAGAGTTTTGGGTGGCACTTGCACCCGTGTTGATCGGGCTGATCGAAGGACAAAGAGGTGACGCTGAGAACAGCCGTTACCTCATCGTCTGCGGCACGGCTTTGGGGTGCATGTATATCGCTAGCAGGACACTTCTAAAGTGGAAGGCATCAGAAACAAAAGGAGGAGACACATGAGAATCATGACAGCAATATTGCTTGCGTTGGGAATCGCAGCATCCACACAAGCACAGACAGACCCGAATGCGAAGATCGATCTCACCATGGTCGCACCGACGAGTGCCGTGGGCGTTGACGAAGAGATCGAAGTACAGATCATCGCTTCGGCACAGACCACACCGCAACGATACTTTGTTGCGGACATCGTCTTCGGTTGGAATCCGAACGAACTTCAGTTCATCGGTCTTTCCCATGTCGGTTCGCATCCGCTTCTTTGGGTTCCCCCGAGCGGAATGCCATGCCCCGCTGGGTATCAGAACTGCGAGGGCATCGGTGGCGACTACACAGGAATCAACGAATCGATTCCACCCGCAGACGGCAACGCCTTGTATTACGGATATGGAAAGTTGGGAAGCGTGTGGCTCATCGATGAACCCGTGCAGATCGTGAAACTGCGGTTCCGAGTCCTTGCTCCCTTCTCTGAGAGCAATGTGTATTTCATACCCGAGATCAATATCAATGCCGAACAAAAGACCATCGTCTACGGCAGTTACATCCCAGGTCTCTCGACCACAGGTGTTCTGACGAATGCGACTGTCATCGGAAACATGAGAGTCGGGGACATCGATGGCAACGGCACGGTCAATTCATCAGACTTGGCGCAGTTGATCGCAGCATGGGGACAGGCATCGTTCAAGGGAAACCCCTGCGACCTGAACGGCAACGGAGTGGTTGATTCCCCCGATTTGGGAATTCTGCTTGACAATTGGGGCTAAGTCCCATAAGTACAGAATGTAGGGATTTGACACCTACATGTGCACCCCCCTCTCAACTTCACAGGGAGGGGGGTTGCTTTTTTGTCGGGGTATAGCACAATACTTATGGACATGATGCACGACCTCCTGACAACCACGGATGAGAACCGCAAGATCGTCTACCTGACCGTGCTTGCGTTCATCGCCCTGCTCTAACGAATCTTTTCGGAATCGTCTCGCCACACTTGCGTTAGCGTGGCATTTTGCTATACTTGTAGGAACAGGAGCCAAACCATGGAAGAGAACGCATTTCCCTTCGATAGTGAACCCCAAAGCATCCCGCAAGAAGGATCGATCATCACCCAAACCCTGTTGGTGATGGAAGCACTTTTCGAAGCCGACAATTGGCGCAGCGACATCAGGGACTACACCCTGCTTCTGATGCATGTCAATCAGATGCTGCCTTACCTCGACTTCATGTTGGACTCCGAGGGCGAGTACTTCAAGAACATCTACGCCGCAGTCGCAGAATTCCAAAACGAACTGAGGAACTCATGAACAGCATATACCGCAATCGTCGCACGGCAAACGGTCTCAAGCGAGGAGTTCGTGTCGAGTTGGACAGCCCCAAGCGAAAGCCGACTCCGAAGAAGGAGTTCGATCTTGTGAAGTTCCTCACCACATGCGCCAACGACAAGGAAGCGTACAGCGACAAGGAACGGGCAGGGTTCCGCAAGGCGGTCGAAGAGATCGAAGCCCTGAAGAAGACCAACAGCGAACTTAGTGGGCGGATCGATGAACTCCTGTGGGAGAGCACAGGAGCACGAAACAATCATGGGTGAATTCATCATGATCCAAAAGGGAAAGTACACCAATCACTTCCTGTTTGGTAAGGACAGAGAAGGAATGGACTACATCATTGCCTTCTGCGTTCCCGAGGGAGAATTTGCGGATGTGGCGGTCTATCCGTTCCGCACGACCCATTTGGTCTCGCACATCGCATGCACGAACTCGCCTACCGAAGTCGATGGGATTTTCCGCCTTTTCACGACCAACAACATGTCGAAGGGATTGGCGAAGGAGGTTTGGGAAGACCTCGTCAACGCAGGGTTTCATCGATTGTCAGATGTCTCTCTCTATAAGTTCGACATCACGGTTGCCCCCGTGAAGGAGTACTTCGTCAAGGAAGATCAATCGAACGACGAAGACTACGACTACTGCAAGACCACGACCTCCTATGCCCTTGAGGCGTGACCTAGATAGAGGGTCGCTATGAAAAACTTGAACAGATTGGTAACGGGTGGGCATGGTCTCATAGGTTCGGAGATTTCCGACGAGTGGGGCAAAAAGCCAACCCGAAGAGAACTAGACCTTCTGAACTATCCGCAACTGTTCTCCTACATCGGAGGACGCAGCGTCACGGAGATCGTGCATCTCGCTGCAAAGGTCGGTGGAGTGAAGGCGAACCACGAACAGGTTCTCGACTTCTTCAGCGAGAACCTCACGATCAACGCAAACATCGTCAGGGCTTGCAAGGAACACAAGATTCGGAAAGCAACCTTCATGCTTTCCACCTGTGTCTTTCCATCCGATGTCGAGTATCCCGTGCACGAAGGGATGCTCCATCACGGCGAACCCCACTACACGAACTATGGGTACGCCTATGCCAAGCGCATGCTTGAGGTCGGTGCCCGTGCCCTAAGCACGGCGGGTATCCAAGCAAGGTGCATCATCCCGTGCAACATCTACGGCAAGAACGACAACTACGACCTAGACAGCGGTCATGTCATTCCTAGCCTGATCCACAAGTGCTACCTCGCCAAGCGTGACGGAACCCCGTTCCATGTGTGGGGTAGCGGTCGAGCCGAGCGGGAGTTCATCTACGCTCCCGACATCGCCCGAGCGATCATGATGATCCATGAGGATCCCCGAGATATACCAAATCTTATGATTGTGTCTCCGAGCGAGGAGCATTCGATCAGAAGCATCGTGGAGATCATTGCCGAGTGCTTCGACTTCGATGGCGAAATTGTGTTTGACACGACGAAGCCCGAGGGTATACTCCGCAAACCTACGAACAACAGTCGGTTCACACACTACTACCCCGACTTCAAGTTCACGCCGATTCGTGACGGCATCATGCAAACATGCGACTACATCAGGAGAAACTATGACGGCATTCGCAAATAAGTGGAACGGAAAGACAGCGGTCATCACGGGAGTCAATGGTCAGGACGGCTCCTATCTTGCCGATATGCTTGTTGCCAAGGGCTACAAGGTCATCGGTCTGAAGCGTCGAACCTCGACAATCAATACTGATCGAATCGACCACCTCTACGAGAACGAACTCTTCAAACTGCATCACTACGACTTGCTCGACGGTGCAGCGATCACGCACATCCTCGCAACATACAAGCCCGACGAGTTCTACAACTTGGCAGCGCAGTCACATGTTGCGGTCTCTTTCGAAATCCCCGAGTACACATCTGATGGTATTGCGGGTGGCACACTCAAGATCCTTGAGGCGATCCGCAGCATCAGTCCGAACACTCGCTTCTATCAAGCGTCCTCATCGGAGATGTACGGCGACAGCAAGGACTACGACCCCGAGGTGGGCTACAACGAGAACAGCCGCATGATGCCCGTTTCGCCGTATGCCGTTGCGAAACTCCACGCACACCACATGGCCCGTGTGTATCGAAACGCATACGGCATCCATGCATCGTCGGGCATCCTCTTCAATCACGAAAGCCCACGCCGAGGTGAGACATTCGTGACTCGCAAGATCACGATGGCTGCTGCACGGATCAAATTGGGATTGCAGCACGAACTCCGACTAGGAAACCTCGACGCAAAGCGTGATTGGGGATTTGCGGGTGACTATGTCGAGGCGATGTGGTTGATGCTTCAACAGCCCGTTGGCGACGATTATGTCGTAGCCACGCAGGAGACCCACACCGTCCGTGAGTTCCTAGAACTCGTCTTTGAGGACGCAGGGCTTGATTGGAAGAAGCATGTGGTTATCGACCCCAAGTACTTCCGTCCGAACGAGGTGCCGTTCCTGCTTGGGGATCCTTCCAAGGCTAAGAAGATTCTTGGATGGAAGCCCAAGGTTGATATGCGACTCCTCGCAAAGATTATGTACAAGAGCGACCTTGCTGCGTTGACAAAACAGTTGCAGGGTGGTATAGTGCATGCGTGACGAAAGGGGTTCGCCCTTGCCAAGGTTCGCCAAGGCTAGTCACAAAAGAACAGCCCCCGCTTCGGCGGGGGTTGTTCGTTTTCATACTTGGTTTCTTTACAGCGGGTCGCCGCTTGCTATTGTCGGTGTAGTGTTTGTAGTCTTCCCTGTACGAGCATCGAATCTGTTGCCGAGGACAACTTGCGTGTTGAACAAGCGAACTCCTGCGCTGCCCTTGATTGTCGGAGTCTCGTCACGGAATACGATTCCACCCACGATGGTGTTTCCTGTGACGGAGCCGAAGAACCAATTGTCAAATGGGCCTTCGTGTGCGAAGTTCAGCACCGAGTCCCGAGACATACCCAAGGTTCCGATTCTAACGAGAACCGTTGGGTCGATGTAGTCATATGCCCTGACGATGGTGTCGTTCGCTTCGACCGAGGCTGCACTTGCACCACCCGCAAACACCAAGTTCCACTTGGCATTGTTTGCTGCACCACCCGATGACAGGCCACCCGATGCGCCGACCGAAGATGCGATGTCGATCTTCTTGCAGAAGGAGACTACGCTAGTCACACCAGGGGTTCCGAAGTAGAAGATCGGCTGAGTGGTCTGACCACCACCGATCCACCAATTATTGATGGGGGTGATCACAATGCTTGAGTCGTTTGCTGCGGCATTGCTACCTGTCACGCTGCCTTGGAAGCCGAGATCGGTGAGGACGGTTTGGCTGTCCAAGGATCCACCGAACCAAATCGGAGCCAAGTATGCGCCACCGACATAGACATTACTGAACCGAGCATCCGTCTCGACATACACGGAACTTGGATTCGTGTAGAAATCACCGCAAGTGATTCCCGACAGGTAGAGCGATCCATTTCCATTGTTGTTGATCGATGCAACCGATCCGCCGCTGAATCTTACATATCCAGATCCATAGATTCCCACGCTTGTGGTGACTATGTTCGATGATGTGGTTCCCGCAGCGACATTGACGGACTTCACATTCACGATATCGACCAAGGACGATGACTTTGTCGTGATGTAGTAGTTCTGTGCAACCTTAAGTTTGAATGGTTGGACTGCTCTCTGTCCCGTTGCGCCGACGAATGCGTTCGTGGTCAATCCATCCGAGTTGACTGCCCAACTGTAGACAGCACCTGTGAGACCGCCGCCGAAGAAGTTGAACGGGTACTTGTTCGTGCTGACATCAATCGTGGCGGCGTTCAGGGAACTTGTAGTCGTGGTTCCCGTACCACCCAACGAATTTGAGTAGCCACCCAACGCCGAGTTTCCTGAGTAGCCACCGAACAGGAGAGGCGAAAGTGCCGTGGGGATCGTTCCGACATTTGATGTTCCCACGAAAATTCTGTCACCAGGTCCTGGGGCAGCGGTAGCGGGTTGGAAAGACCAACCGAAACTTGCACCTGTTCCTTGGGAAGCCCAATAGACAGTATTCCAATTTGACGGGGTATTGTAATCGTATCTGCTGATACCCGCAGATGCGCTAGCACCAACCCAATAGTAGTTTGCCATCTTTGTCTCCGAGGGGTGTTACCGTGTATTTATCGTGGCGGAAAGATAGCGAAAGATCGTTCTTGACAGGGAAATCTTGGAGGCTATACTTATCCCAATGACTCTTCCATACGAACAGTATCATGCCCTAGTCAACACCAAGAACTTCCTGCTGTCGCTGATGGATCCTCAGAAGACCAAGGTTCCCCTTGCGATTCGGAGAGAGGCACGGCGGCTTCTGAAGCATTTCCCTGCGGAATACGAGGCAAACGAATTGATTCGATGCCACACGGAGTATCTCCACGAAGTGAACATGAAGTTGGGGACTTCGGGAGAGCGAGATCACATCGAATACAGCCCCCGTCACGGAGGGTGGATCTTTTGGGACGAGACATCAACCAACCCAAGCAAGGCATACCTCACTCGCCGTGACGCTGAGATTGCCCTGAAGAAGTACTGCGAGACCCTATGAAAGACCTGAAGACCATCATCAAAGAGATCAACGAGAAGTACGGAGACACACTTGAGAAACTCTCAAAGAATCCGATCCCACATTCTCCATGGAACACGATCATTGAGAATGTGCGAATCGCTTCGGAAGCCTTGGCTGACGCACATCAGGACTTCGTTGGTGCAATCGAATCCGATTCGGATTCGCCCCTGAAGAAAACCGATCCGAAGGAACAGGGAAAGATGATCGGACGCTTCTTGGCGGCAGAGGATCTTCTGTACTCGCTTGTCGAATCCCTGAAGTACGAGGAGTACGCCATGGTGTTCGACAGCATCGACACCAAGAACGACGATACCTCAGTCACGCTCGACTTAGACGAGAAGACGCTTTCGTTCCTCGCCATCTACGCACACAACAACGACATCACGATCAACGAGGCGGTCAACCGAATCGTCCGAGACGCACTTCCCGAGGAGACCAAAGATGGCACACACCCTGAAGGCTGACGGATTCGATGACTGCATCATCGGCGTAGGGAATCGCATCGACAACAATGTGCCGATTCTTGTCTACGACTACGACAAATGCGCCCAACTTCTAGCGAAGCGGGACGGCATGGAGATTGACGAAGCATACGAATACATGGAGTTCAATGTCGTAGGGGCATGGCACGGGGAAGGCACCCCCATGTTCATTCGCAAGGTGGACAGCATGGAGGAAGCCGAGGAGATGTTATCGGACGATTTCGGGGGTTCTTCCCCCGATTCGGAAAGTGGGCTTGACGAAGACCCCGTTCTCTAGTATACTTCTAGTGTATGGCTGATACACCCACAACCCCGACCCCAAAGAACTTCACCAAGTCCGATGCCCTGCTCTTCAACAAGGCTGACCGATGGTATCGGTTCGTGCCTTGGGACGGCTACCTAGCCGTGTTTGAGGGCAGGGGTGGGGTGAGTAGTCAGAATTGGGACTACATCACCACCATCAACAAGGAGTACGCCAAGGGCATTTGGGACGCTGCGGTGAGCGAGGGCTTCGTCAAGATGGAGATGGAGTAGTATCGGATTCGTTGGTCGGTTGGGTCTCAGGGGCACGGAGTGATCTCCGTGCCTCTTCCAATTTTACGAAACCGTTCTGCTCCTTGATCTTGCGAATGATCTCCATGGTCAGTTCAGACTGAACATGTGAAGCCAATCCACCTTGACCGAAGATGCGCTTGCGCTCGTCTTCGGTCATAGTCTCTTTGAGGATCTGAATCATCTCCACGATCTCACGGATCGCCGTTGCGTTCCGCTTGCTGTTGACCGTAGACCACACGATCATTCCGATGGCAGACAAGAAGCCGACCACCAAGAGGATCGCACCAATCAGAGCAATCTCTTCCATGTAGTACTGCGAAGCCGAGGCGAAGCCGATCATGAGCAGACCGATGAAAGCCAAGGACGATCCATATGTCTTGTTCAGGAAGAATGCAACGGCTGCTCCACCAGCGATCAGAATGAACCCGATCACCCAAAACATGCTTATGTAACCGTACAACTTCTCCATCGCCTTTACCTTGGTCTCACTCAGCATCACCTCAAGATTGGTCAGCGACTTCTCCAATTGATCGACTTCCTCGCTCAACGACTTCAGTTTGTCGGTTTCCCTCTGCAAATCGTCTGCGGCTTCGATGATGTTCGTTGCCTTGCTGTCGATCTTGTTGAGGGAGTCCGCTGCCCTGTCGATGACAGAGGGCTTGACCGAGGGAGACGGAGTCACATCACGGCTTGGCTGTGGTGTGCTGTAGGCTAGGCTCTCACGAACCACATTCGTCTCTTGGATTATGGTTTCCGCATCTCGCTTGATGTCGCTAACCGAGTCCTCCGTGTGGTCGATCACGGAAGTCAGCGTTGCGGAAGATGCCCCTGTGGAGGGCTTGACCTGATCAGGAACAGTCTCACATCCCATCACACAGAACAGAATCGTGGTGAATGCAGTAATGAATGGTTTCATATCCGTATTTAGATGCCTTGACTTCAAAGGCATAAACACTAGCAGGAGTCAAATATGAACGATGAGTCAGAAACCTCGCAGATGATCAAGTGGTTCAACAGCCTATCTTTCACCGAGAGGCGAGAGAAGATCGCATCCCTGAAGGACTTCTTCGATAGGAATACGATTCAACTGCTGAAGACGGTTCGGAACTTGGAGTCTGTCGAGAACTGCCCATCAGATCTGATCAAGAACGCAAAGCAATTGATTGCAAATAACATGAAGGTCATGAGCACCCTCGAAAACATAGAAAAGGGAGTGGACAATGCCGAGAAGGAAAGCAATACTCAAACCGTCGAAGCCAAGTCGCCCTCTTCGGGCGAGTGACGGGAGATCCCGTGGGGCACCAAAGAAGCCCCGTAAGCCCCGCCCTTAGAGTTTGGTGACTGTGTAGGTGTCGTAGACGAACTGCACCGTGGCGGTCAATACGGTCGGCTCTGCCTCGCTGCTGCTGAGGCTGAATCCTGACAGGGTCGTGGGGATCATGTTCCGATAGTTGATCATGTAGATCGGTTTCTTTTTGTTGTTCAAGAGCAGCATTTGGGCATCTGACGGACCGACCAAGTCTTCGGGCTTTATGCCTTCGAAGTCCCTGTACGCCGTGCTCGACCGAAACCACCTCACCATCTCCATGTAGTTCTTGAAGTCATCAGAAATGATGAAACGGATGCTCACATCCGTGTTCGTCCTGCCACCTGGAAGTTTCAGCGGTGCCGCCGTGATGTAGTCATAGATCAGAGGATCGGCGTTCGATGATGGAGAGGTGATCGATGTGCAGAAGTATGTGCAGTATGGAATCTTCTTAAGAATGAATCGGAAGTTGGTGTTCAGGGCAAAATTCGTGTTCGCCTGATTTCCGATGATTCCAAACTTCTCCAACGGCTCTATCTTTGGAAGTGGTTCAGCCATCAACGATCTCCTCTAGTTCGTATGTGGAGAACTGCAAAGTTGCGGTCGCCGTGGTCGCTGTAGCATCTGTCAATGCGCTGTTGTATTCGATTGATGAAAGCCCCGTGATCATCAGACCATCAATCTTGAACTTGGCGATTGGATTACTCTTGCCCGAAAGAATCAGGAGATGACCTGTGTTGCTCAACAACTGCAAGTCGTTTCCTGTCTTGAAGAAGTCCTCCCACACAAGACTGTTCTTGAACCAATCGCTCATTTGGTTGTAGTTGGAGTAGTCCTCGTTCACGATGAACTTGAGGGACATCTCTCCGTGCGACACTTTGTTTCCCCAAAACTTAAGAGACGGAGCAAAAGGAACGGGAAGACGAACAGGAGGACATTCCCATCCAGGAAATGTCACTTCCGTGCAGAAGTAAACACCTAGCCTCACCTTTGGGATGAAGAGCCGATAGTTCGATGCGTATGCGACATTCGTATCGGCGGGGATCTCGTTGAAGATCCCTGCGACTCTGTCCTTCGGTATGTCGATAGGTCTATACATCTCTAGTATTTAGAAGAGTCCAAATGAAAAGGGTCGAGTGGATTTCTCCACTCGACCCCGTAGCGAAATTCCCTGATTAAGGGATTGCCTTGTTACCGATCAGAAGAGGTTTGTGACCTTCACGATGCGGTAGTAGCAGTTAGCACGCTTTGCAGCCGCTGCGGTCGGATCGGTGACCGATGCACCACCAGCGATGGTGGCAAACGGGTTGTTGACAAGACCGTAACGGGTCTTGAAGCCGATCTTCGGCTGGAACGACTGCTCACCGACTGCACGAACCATTTGCAGCGGAACATACGGGCAGTAGAACATACCCGCATCGTATGCAGACGAACCCTTATAGCCGACCATGAAGAAGTCGTGCGAAGTGGTCATCGAAGCATACGGATCGATGTACACACGGAGGCGACCGTTGAGGACACCCGCAAAGGTGTTGCCCGTGTCATCGACATTGAGGTTCGTGGAGAGAGCAGGGGCGTAGTCGAGGATGCCTGCCATGCTGAGAGCCGAGGCGACATCAGCGGAGCAGAGGACGAAGTTGCCCTTGCCACGGCGGGTTTCCTTAGCGATCTGATTGCACTCACGCTCGATCTGGTAGAGCAGACCCTTGAACTTCTCGACCGACCAACGACCGTTCGAATCGACATTGAGGTCGAACACACCAGCGGTCTGAGTCGTTCCTGCACGGGCACCCAACTTGGCGGTCTGGTACAGGGTACGAACAACCTCACGGTTGATCTCAGCGAGGATTTCGCTCGACAGGATGTTGGCGAGTTCGGTCTCTGCGTCGAGGCCGTGGATTGCCTTGAGATCCTGAGCGAGTTCCATCGTGTACTCAGCCTTCAGAGCACGGGTCTTTGCTTCGACCGTGGTCTTCTCAATGCTGAATGCCATCTGCGGGAACGGATTGTTGACCGAGTCACCGAGGGCTTCACCCGAGAGAGTGCTGTAACCGTAGCCACCGTTGGCGTTGGTCGTGCGACCCGCACCAGGAATGGTCGGGCCGTTTGAAGTCTCAAACGGATCAACACCCGTCGAGTTGGCACCGAAGGTCGAGGTGTCGTACACGCCGTTGGCGGTCGTACCCGTCGAACCCGAGCCACCGAAGCCAGCATCGGCTTCCTGATACAGAGCCTCAGGGCCAGTCTGATTGATGTAGCGGCTACGCATTGCGAAGATAAGTCCCGTAGGACCGCTCATCGGCTGAACGCCGCAGATGTCATAGGCGATCAGGTTCGGCATTGCACGACGAACGAGCGAGATGAGGATCGGATCCCAACGGCTCACATTCGAATTCGACGGGCCGTCGAGGTTCGATGAGAAGTTAGTCGGTGCCGACTCCTTGAGGTGCTGCTCTTGATTTTCGAGCAGCATGGTTGTGACGGCCTTCTTGTAAGAGTCCTTGATCTCAGGGAGTTCAGGGTGCTCCAAGATGGGCTTCCACTTCTTCTGAAGTGCTTCTGAAATGGTCAGATCCATTTGTGGTTTCTCCTTTTGAGTACTTTCGTACAGTTTCTATTTAGCGAATCGAACAGTTTGGTCAACGGCGATTGAGCCGTGAGAGGGTTTGTGCGTAGACAGACATCGACTCAGAGAGAGTCTCGCTTAGGGTTCCCGAAACTTCATCAATCGGGGCTTCCTCTGCGGTTGCAAGTGCCTCCTCCTTGAGGACGGGCTTCTTGCTGCTGAAGTAGGACTCCTTGATGATCTGTGCCTTCTTGCGAAGATCGTCCTCGCTGTCGAAGGCGAGACCCTCAGCGAGAACGGCGAAACGCTCCTTCTGAGTGTCGGCAAGATCCGAAGCAGCCTCCTCAAGAATCGATGCCTTGCGATAGTTGGCGACCTCGCTCTTGAGTTCGATGTTCTTGTTCATCTCCTCGTTCAACTGACCCTTGAGAGACTCGACGGTCTCTGCCAACTGATCAGCCAAGTCAACCTTGGTCTCAGGAACAGCGATGTCGTGCTCAAGGAACAGGTTGCGAAGACCCTGCATGAACTCCTCAGCGATCTCCGTGCGGATGCCCTTCTCGACAACGAGACGGTTCTCTTCCATCCACTCCTCGACAACATACGAGAGGTACGAGTCGAGTTGTTCGGTGAGACCCTTCTTGATCTCATCGACTTCATCGACAAGACGGTTCGAATACTCCTCTTGGAGTTCGCTACGAACCGACTCAACCCGCTCATTGAGAGCAGATTCGAAGATGGTTGCAGCCTTCGACTTGAAGTCCTCAGAGAGCGACTCACCATCGAACATTGCGTTCATGTGGGTGTCGATCTCCTCACGCATTGCCTTCTTTGCCTTCACGCTTGCGGCGAGTTTCGAAGCAGAATCCGAGGTGTCGGTGGCAACGGGCTCAGGAACGATTGCGCCCTTGCCTGTGCCGTCCTTGTAGAGACCCGCATATTTGTTCTTGCCTGCACCTCTCTTGGATGCGTTGGCAGCGATCTCTTCTTCCTCTTCCTCTTCTTCTTCCTCCTCCTTGATCGGAGGATGAGTCTTCTTTCCAACCTTCGTCAGGTTGGTCTTCTGTGCGGTCTTCGAATCCTCTTCGGTGAGGTCTGCTGTTTCCTCAGCAACCTCATCAAGGATCTCTTCGATTTCTTCGTTGTGGAATGAGTCCATGGATTTCTCCTTCGTAAGGGTTATTTATGCGGGGTCAAAGTTTCGAAATGAAGCGTTGGAATGCCGACAAACAAGCCTCATCCAACTTGCGAGCGGATGCTCTGCTGATTTGGCGGCGAATCTCCTCAATTTCCTTTTCCTTCAGAATGCCGTTCTCATAGACCCACTCCTTGCCTTCCATGACCCCACGGACAAAGGCATCAGGTGCAGACGGGTCTGCCACGATGTCGGCAGCGGTCGATAGGCGGAAATCGTCCTTTACGACATTCACGCCGTTCTTCTCTTCGATTGAACCGATACCACGGCTCGACACGCCCAACTTGGCACCCTCATCGATAAGATTCTTTACGATCTTTCCGTATGGGGTGTCCATGATCTTTGCCTTGCCGTAGAAATTCTTTCCATCGGCGTGGAGTTCCGTGATCATGTGCGAGACACGCTCAAGGTTGATGGTTGGCCCCTCAGGGTGACCCAACTCACCGAACGCTCTCTTCTGATCGACAAATTCTTTGATGTACTCGTTGACCTTCGTCTTGAGCATCTCAAACGGATACTTGCGCTTGTTGCGGTTGGTGATGTCACCCTGAAGGAAGGTTCCTTCGATGGTGTACTTCTTCTCACCGTTTGCGGCGGCTTCCGTAATGATTTCGATGCCTTCGTTTACTTCTGTGATGAGTTTCATGGGGATTCCTTAGAGGCTGAAGTAGCCAGGTGGGGTTACCGATCCCGAATTTTGGACAACCTCAAGAATCAGGGTGCCTGTGAGTGCTGTCGTTGGAGTGATTGTCAAAATGCCTGTTGGAGTAGTTGCATTATTAATCATGGTCATGCGCTCAAAATCGACAACACCATCGGTTCCGTATGCCATGAATGCAGTTGCACCCGCAGTACCCGCCCATGTGAGGTTGTATCCACCCGTGCTAGCAGTCCAAATGATTCTTGACAACGCTGCGGTGTTGTTTGTGATTCCTCTCACAAATGCTTCGCCTGTGGTTCCGCCAATCGGATCAAAAAGCGAGCCAGTCACGCCGAGGTTGTATGCAGCACTCTCGTTGTTGAAGCCCAACTTAACTACGGCTCTCTTCTGTGTCTTGACCAAGTCTTGTCTTGATGCCATGGTTTACTCCTGCTCCTCTGCGACGAACTCCTTCGTCTTGTTGAATGAGTCCACGCTTTCGACAGCGAGTGCACGAAGCATGGATTGCCCATCTTCGCTGCTTAGGCTGTCATGAATTCTGATGAAGTTTCTTGCAAATTCGGGATCAATCGTCACAACCGAATCGTCGTAGAGTTTTGTCTCCACAATCGCCTCGTTGTTTGCGGAGCCGATGACGGAAAGGAGGAACGATGACATCGTTGACTCCATCTTCGTCTCGCCCTTAAGATCGCCCACCATCTGCTTTACGAAATCATGCGTCTTGGTGTCTTTCGACATGATGGAAACGGAGGAACCGTCCACCTTCACGGTCGCCTTGACACCAACGACACCGAAGTTCTTTGCGAACTCCGATGCCTTTGCGGGTGTCTTGAAGTTGACCTTGAGTGTCGGCATCAGCCCTTCCAATTCGCCTTTAGGTAGTCGAAGAACTTCTTCTTCTCACCATCATCCATCGATGCAGGGGAGTCCTTGCCGAACTTCTTCAGAGCCTTGGCGAAGAATGCACGGTAAGCCTTCTGCTTCGGAGAAAGTTCCTCTTCGCTCACTTCGAACTTGCCGCCTTGCATACCAACGGCATCCATGATCTGACCCTTGGTGAGCGATGCTCCCTCAAGAATCACGGATTCGGTCTCCTCGACCGATTCCTTCCATGAACTCATGAGGGTCTTCTTCTTCTTTTCCTCACGCAACTTGCGGTACATCTCGACCCGCTTCATCGCTTCACGAAGTCCTTTTGTGCGTCCGTCGATTTCCACGGTGAATCTCCTGCTTTCCTTGTTGAATGTGATTGGTTTTGGCATAACCACACCCTTGCCGCTGCCATCGTCGTACATTCCCATGTACTTATCGGTTTTGCTTTCCCGTTTAGCACGGGCTTGCTCCAAACGAGTCAAGGTTCGTCTGAACATGCTTGTTCGGGCATCGACACCGATTTCTTCGTGAATGTCAACGCCATCGTGAGCATCCTCAATTCCTTCTCGCATACGAAGTTGCGATTCTATTGATTTCAGCCAATCCTTGTAACTGTAGAGACTTGGGAAAATGGGCTGTATGCTAATGCTTCCCATCTTTCGCTGCCCCTTAAGTGCAGGAATCTGTTGGCGATTGAAGAACAACTTACTCCAATACGATCCAATGAAGAATGTGTATTGGTAACCGCCGTCATCATCAACCGCATAGTGCACTTTATCTGTGCCATATTCACCCCGTGGCATGTTGTCGATGTGCTTGTATGTGCGAATCCACTCCAAGACAGACTTCGTCGGTATCTTGCGAGTCTCAGTTCCAAAGACAGACACGACCTCTTTGGGGTTGGATGGATCAAACTTAAACTCCACACTCGACATACCCATGACATGAAATTTTGCAATAGTCTTCATTGCTTACTTCTTCTTTGCTTTGAATGGGGGTTTTCCTGCGGCAGCAGGGGGTTCCTTGGCAGCATCTGCTTGTGGAGGTGCAGCCGCAACACCCTGCTTTTTATCTGTATTGACCTTGTCGGTCATGCTTCGTGCAAGTTCAGGATCCTTCTTCGCATCGCTCATCATCGAATCGATGTATGACTTCGTCGCTTTCTCAGCGGTCTTCGGACCTGGGAAGAATTCCCAACGGCGATCATTGATATAAATGCGAACAGGCTTTCCGAAGCCTGTTCCCACTTGCTTGACGATCACATTCTGACCCTTGTAGTTGTAGGAAGTCACGAAGAATTCCTTCTCAAAGTTTGGGTCGAGAGAGACATCGTCCTTGTTGGCACCCGCAGCGGTTGGGACAATCTTGATGTCCTTCGGCTTCAGGGGCTTGACAGGCGCAGGGGAGGGTGCGCCCATATCGTTGTTCGGAACAGTTGTGGGTGGTGCCGATGGTGACATAGCACCTCCGACCTCCTTGACTGTGGTTGGAGAATCGCTGATGGCTTGACCAGACAAAGCCTTCTTCAATTCCTCGATTTTGGCATGCACCTTTGCAGCCAATTCCTTCTGAACGAGACCACGGAATTTCGTAGCCTCCTTCTTGAGAAGGGTCTCGACAACGGACTGGAGAATGTCTTGTGTCTGTTCGTCCATCGATATCCCTTATAGACCGAACTGAGAAGTATCGGCTTCGATCTTGCCCAAATTGCGCTCCTTCTCAATCTGCCGATCCATATCCCGAATATCCGCTTCAGACTGACCAAGGATGTTGCGCCGTATCCATTCGTGAGAATAGTACTTACCTATGTATGGTTTGATATTGCCCAATTCTTCGATTTGACCACGGCGAACCTCGCTGTTCTTGAGTTCCGTGAACAGGTTGTCCTTGACGAAATCGAAGTACATCGACTCTCGCATGTCAGGCCAATCATCCTGAGTGATGATCTTCTTCAGCACCAACTGCTTCTTCAGGAGGTCGAAGAACAACTCCGAGAAGCGAGTTCTGAGTCTGTGAATGAACTTGGTGAATCGCACCTCATCACGGGTGATCTCCGTAGATCGACCGAGCACAAACTGCTTGTCCTGCTCCAAACGGCTGACAGGAACCGAGAGGGCACGATAGAGTTTCTTTTGGAAGTAAATCACATCGGTGAGTTCACCGAGGTTTGCTCCACCCTGCAATGTCGTGATTTCCGTACCACGGCTACCTTCACGGCGAGGAAGCCAATAGTCCTCAAGCATCGACATGAACTTGCGATCATCCCGAATGTCCCCTGTGTTTGCGTCATACACAAGACGGTTTCGGTATTGATTCATAAGTCCCTTGACATAGGCTTCAGCCTTTGTCTTGGGCAAGTTACCGACATCGATGTAGAAGATTCGTCTCTCAGGTGCACGGCTGATGCGGTAGATGACTACGGCATCCTCAAGCATGCGGAGTTGGTTCAGCGGCTTGATTGCCTTGTGGAGGAATCCAACGACACGCTTGTAGCGGCTGTCCATCAATCCCGACGAGCAGAATGCGATTGCATCGTCGCTGATCTTGGTTCCGCTGACATTTCCGCCCTGACGGGGGTTGTCCTTGTTGTAGACATAGAAGTCGTGATACCCCGCAATGACCTTGGTTCCGTCCTTGAGGGTCTCCTTCTTGAACTCACGAATCTTCGTGATGTTCATCGGATCGACATAACGGCACTCAAGGATTCCCTTCTGAGGATTCTCCTCATCGATGATGATGTGGAAGTAGATTCTGCTGTCCACATACCAACGACGGAAGATGTCGGAGCCCTTGGTCTCAAATTGAAGAACCCGAAGAATGTTTCTGAACTCTTCGTGGATCTTCTCTTTGATGCTGTCGGGTTGCTTCAGGCGGTCAAGGATGATCTTGACGGGTGCCTTCTTTTCACCAAGAACGATTGCTTCATTCACAATATCGTCAACAGCGATCTCCGTGATCGGATCCATCGCCATCTCACGATACTTCATGATCAATTCGAAATCGTTGCGTACCGTTCCGTCAAGATCGACATATTGACCGTAGAAGCCTCCTGCCTCAACAGGAATGGCACCGTCATCCGTGATCGGAACCACGAATGACTTAAGTGCCTTGAAGTTTTCCTTCTGCTTCTTGGTACGCTCTAGTTTGAAGCCAAATAGTTCTGCCATTACGAATCTTCGCTCCTATTGTGACTCTGGGGAGAGCGTTCCTTGAGAATGTTTCTATCAGGTTGTGATATTTGCAATCTCGTAATACTGATAGGTCATCGTCACGCTGAAGTTCGACGGCTCAGATTGCTGACCCATGTCGAGGGCGATTTCGCCCAAGGTCGAGGGCCAGCAGCCGACAAACTTGTATGTCGTGATGACATTACCTTCACGGGTCAACGGTGAGACATACCAATCGGTCATGAATGTGTTCATGGCATTCGGGCCGATGTTTGTCTTGTTGGTGTTCATGGTGTTCTGCCATTGTTCGAACGCCTTGCGAAGGGTATATGCACCATCGTTGTAGACGGTGATGTTCCAATCGTTGAAGGTTCGGTCGGCAGGATACTTGAACTGACGGCCCATGTAGTTGGCGGTGCCGATGTTCAATACGCTGTTCGGAATCGAAGCCGCCTTTGCGAGGAAGGCAACTTGATTGTTGGGGCTACCCGCACCAACCGCTCCTGCCACGGCGTTGATTGCGCCAGCGGCAGCAGCACCGAGGAATGCTCCTGCAACTCCTGCTGCGAAGTTGACCGCACCCAATCCTGCGTTCGGGAAGTTACCCTGAACGAGGAAGAGGTTGTTGCGGGCAACGCCGTTAACGAGGTTTGCTCTGAATGCGTCAATGCTGAACTGTGACATGTGGTGTGACTCCTTGTTCTATTTAGAGGCTGCTAATCAGGCTCCAACCTCGCTGAACGACACACCCGTTCTCGTAGCAACGAAGTTCAGTTGGATGAAGTTGATGCTACGAGCAGGCTTGATGTAGATGTCAGCCACGAAGCGGTTGCTATCGATGACTTCAGGCGTGTTGTTCTTCTCGTCGCACACGACCTTGAAGTCGATGATGCCACGACGAGCCTGAACATCACGGAGGAACGGCTCAACGAGCGAACGGAACTGTGCCCGTGTGAACGAATCGTTGAACTCGAAAAGGCTGTACTTCGCAGCGGTTGCGATTGCCTTCTCAAGGACGATGAACAGACGGCGCACATTGAGGCGGTCGAACGCAGACGGCTTCGCCTGTGCGGTCTTGTCGCCGTAGAGGATCGTTCCCTCACCAGGGAATGTCACGACAGGGTTGATGTTGTTCTTGTACAACTCATCACGGTATGTCTGAGTCGGGTTGAAAGCCAACTTCACGACACCCTTGATGCTGCCACGGTTGAATCCTGCGGGGCTGTACCACGGATCCGTGTTGGCATCGCTACGGGCGCAGAGACCCGCAATGTCGCCGTTCAGCGGCACCCAACGATACTTGTCGTTGTAGATGTCGTACATGTACTTGTAGCCGCTGTCGATGAAGACATACGAAGATGAACCGATGTCGTTGCGGTATGCCTTGGCAATCGCCAACTTGTCATCTTCGGTACGCTGCGGATTGTTGATCGGTGCCGAGCAGAACACAACGCAGTCCTTGCGAGCATCTGCAATGTCCTTGAGGGTTTTTGCAACCGAGTCGCTGACCGAGGTATTCGTTGGGCAGAACTCAGGGCCAGCGAGAAGCAGGTTGACATCCGTGCTCTCAGGATCGGTATAGGCACGGAAACCGTTGCCTGTTCCACCGAAAGCAATGTCCTTGTAGTTCTGTGCTGTAGTCGGCGTAGCCTCATCAACACCACCTGAGAGTACATACCGAGCATTCGTGAACGACACATTGTCCGATGCCGTAGCACCCTTGAACAAGAATGTCGAGAACGGAGTTGCGCTAGCGGCACCGCCCGTGAGCGAGAGATAGCCATTCGAAACAGCAGGGGTCGGGCAGAAGATGTACCGTGAGGTATCGTTGACCTTCTGCACATAGTAGGTCGAGATTCCGCTGAAGTCCTGTGCGTCTTCGGCAAGCGAGAGGTTGGAGAACCGCTCAAGAACCGTGCCCGAAGCACCCGTCCACAGACCCGAACTATCCACGACCACAAGGTGGAACTCGTCTGCGGTACCACCCAATGACTCAGCATAGGCACTCGACTTCGGAACTCCGTCGAATTCATCGGCGTATGCCCAAGTATTGAAGCCCGATCCTGGAGTCTTGCTTCCGCAGACCTCGACCGACAGCGAGTTTCCAAGAGCACCTGGATAACGGGCAATGAAGGGGCCGTTCAGGGTCGCACCCGCAGCGGTGAAATAGTCATCGTTCTTGATGAGAACGGAAGTGAGGCTGCCAGGGGTCGCATTCTTTGCCGAGGTGGTCTCCTTCAAGCAGCGAACAACCTGAAGATTGTTTCCGTACTGGAGGAAGTTGGCTGCGGTGAACCAATATGCAAAGTTGTCCTTGTTGGGAAGTCCGAACAGTCTAGCGAGGTTGTTCTCGCTATCGATCAGGACACGCTTGTCAACAGGGCCCCATGCGAATAGTCCTGCAAAGGCTGCGTTCGTAGTCGCCACGGCAGGAACGATTGTGGTCAGGTCCTTTTCCGTAACATTCACGCCCGGAGAGAGTTGGAATGCCATCTGAGTAGTCTCCTTGGTTTCTTAGACTTTGGGTAGTCGGAGGGTATTTATACCCTTCGTTATTTCAGAGTATCTCGTCGGCATCGGACATCCACGACCGATCCCGCCGACCCTGTTTCTTGTTTTCTGCTGATTCCTGCGCCAATAGCCGCTCCGCTTCGTCAGCCTCATCACCAAAATCCACATAACCGAATGGAGTGAGATCCTCTTCGATTTTCCTTAGTTTCTCCTCATAGAGTCGCCTACGGACATCAATATTGACCAATTCCTTGTAGTACGGCTGCGTGGTCAGCCATCCGAACATGACCAAGGTCGATACCAAGTCATCGTGGTATCCCGAACTTGCCTCATAGGACTGAGCCTTGGCGACGAATGTGCTGATTTCGGAGATGAGGTCGAAGTCGTTGAGTATCAACTTGTCTCCCTCGACCATCTCCTTGAGGGCGATACAACCGATCTTCTTGGTTTGGCTGCTCATCTTCACGCCGTTGTATGTCTTTGCTCCACCGTAGGCAACGCCAACCTTCTGCCCTTTCTTACCTTTTACGACGATCTCCAACATATTCTCGTATTCCATCTCATCACGAATGATGTCGGCAACTTGCTGACCAACATCGTTGAT